TTTCAGGGGTGGGCCCTTCTCTGTTTCCTAACTAAGTACAGATCAACTTATTGGGACTCAACAAACTCACTCATGAACACTTGTCTAAGCTGCGGTATGTGTAAGATATCTTGCACATCACGAGCTAGGTGAATTCGTCTCTCGATTCTCCAGATGTCAGTTCGCGTCAAATTAAAAGTGTCAAATAAGAATCGCTCATACTCACGTATATTGGAATCACTATGCGGCGTCGTTCTTAATTTGGCAGTGTAGGAATTAACCTCGATAGTATCTGGCGCTATCTTGCGCTGTAAATGCTTTTCAGTTCGTTTAACTAGTCGCTTAGCGACGTATATAAGTTCACGAAATATGGGCATCTTTCCCATTAAATTTTCGTAACTGAGGGTTTTGGCCAACAAAAGTTCCATGAGGTGTTCATTAAATTTGCCAATCATCCTCTTGCGCTTCGGGTCAAATAAAGAAAGTTTTTGGATCTGATCAAACATTCCCTTATTAAATTTAGAAGTCCATGAGAACTTCTTACAGGCTACATCTAATCGCATTATTGGTACGATTCTGTGATTTACCTGCATCAAGTTACAATTTAGAAAAGTGTGTTTTTCTAAATTACCTATTAACAAAAATTTACTGATCTGACCTAATCCGTAACTTGTTATATGGTCTGGCATTTTGTCTGCCATGTAACGGGCAACCGTACTTTTCATCACTGATACGTACTTCTTCCTGATAAAACCAAAAACATCGTCACCTTTGACGAATAATTGGTAATCATTACGAGGTACATCAGCGCACACACTTAACATAAAATCCCAATACAATATCATTAACATTGTATTGGCCACACTAGTCCATGAATGGCCGGAAGCACGGCCTGCTGCTTGATAGGTTATCGCTCCTCGCGCAATATTAATATTGAGGATTTCGCTCTTCTTAACGTATTCGATCACGCGTTCTTTATCAACCTTATCACATGTGGTAACATTAGACCAATTTAAAAACTCAGAAATCATCCAAGTAAAAAGCTCGTGCTGTGGTTTCAATTGGGTCAAATCGAATCCACTTCCATCTGAGGAAAAAGGTACAGGGTCTCTAATTTCCCAGTGTGCTAGAGATATAGCTTCACCTAACTCTTCCATAGTATAATCAGGGGTATATCCAGCTAGGTGTTCTTTCATCATCTTCTGAAAAGCGTCAATTGTAGCGGATACTTCACACATCATCTCATCTGACATGCTACAAATGTTCCTACTTTTCTCAGGTCCAATCTCTAATTTCAAAAACGAATCTAACATCGTGTTAGGTTTATTCGTTGCCCTGTCTGCATAATATTTCTTAAAAATAGCTTGTTTGGCCAAAGGGTATCTGGCATAGTGTTTCTCGACATCTATGTGAATAAGATCCCATTTGGCTGTGTTAGCTATTAACCGAAACCTATATTTAGCATACTTAATAAATTTCGCCATTACAGCCTTTTCTGGTTTCAATTTATTAGAAGTATTTCTCAATGCTGCTGCCATCGCAGTACGCTTACATGAATGGTAAATAGTAGGACGCACAAATCCATCAAATTGTAATTGTGGGAATATTTGAATCCCATTGGTCTCCCTTTGACACTCACAGGGTAAATCTTTCCAAGACTTGGTCATCCATTCTTTGTCTCGAATTCTCCACTGTGGGTCCATAGCAACTTCTCCCTGCACCAATTGTTCATCTGTCGCACAACGACCAACTAGTTGGCCGTATGGCGGGTATTTCTTCCGTTGCAATTTTGGTGCCAATACGAACAGCAATGCTGTCAAACAAAATGCTGGTAAGATTTCAAAATAGAAATCTTCGGTCTCTAATCTTCCTGTCCGCGAGTTATATATTTCCAAGGCATTGGCACTTGGAATCAAACTCGTTAATTTTGACATTAGCTTCGACAGTGCCAAAATCATAAGGAATACACCAATAAAAATCATGGTCTTTATTGGCGCCATCATTAACAACCATTCGTGCGTTGTCATGAATATGCCTTTTACGGATTCCTTCATAGCATTTATTGATTCTGAATAATGATGGTTTTCTGCCACGGTTCGTATTCTCCGTGCTCCTAATACTTCAGCTATCATAAATGCCGCATCTACTTGACCGGCTCTTAAAATTCTGTCTATAGGGTCTTTGATGAAATCAGGATTATCTTCATCTTCAAAGTCACTCAATCGATCCTTGATTAGCTTTGTGTAATTAATGGCTGCTGAACTGTGAGTTTGCATGTTGGTTGCTCTAATCAATGCTTTCTCAACCTCACGTACGGGTGCTTGTACTGCAGGAATTCTGTATTTAAAACCAGCCATTGTACGCCATCTCTTCATGATTACATCTTGTTGATCCTCTGAGACTTGTATTTCTTCAGTTCGGGTTCGATACTGTTCTCCAATGATTGAAACAATTTTGGACACTTGGCACGCATTAGCTCTTCCTTGTGGAGCAAGTATTGGGTGTATTGCTTCTGTCCTAATTGGGCGTACGTAGAAATCATCTGGGCTAGACATTGTCCTGTGACTCCTGACCGGAGGGATGTCATCATTGCCTCGAATCGCGTGCATAGTAACCGTGCGGTATGGGACGTCACGGTGCCACATGACGTCGACAGTTTCGAACAGTAACCAGTATGTTTTAAATCTGGATTTGAGTAACCAACTATCATTTCCACCAGTCTGCACAACTTTGTGGTAGTAGGGTTCAGAGTTCCCTGCTGAATCTGAATAAACATGTGCTGTAACAGGATCATAGCTCCATGTGCCTTCTGAATCCCAGTAAGATCCGTGATTAATGCCGCTAGAGATAGCGTGGTGATAATCGAAGAACGAGATAACGGCTGGCGTTCCATCGATAACCGCACGCCATTCATGCGCTTCGCACACTCCTGGGTAATAGAACGAATCTTGGGACGTACTAAAACTAACTGGGTCGGAACATTCTTGACATAGGTGATTAGTATACAATGGTCGGAAATCAGCCGGGCGGTCTCTTCTACAGCGTTGTATGTTTTCCACTGTATCATCCATAAGTGCTGGGGGCATATCACCTTTGCAAGTAAAGCAAGTATTTCGGACCATATGGAGTCCTTTTTCTCTGAGACCAACATCATTTTCAATAGCTTTAGTCCATTTCGTTTTACGCACTTGATCCATAGGGGTAATTTCTGGACACACGGCTCGCACTCTATCAATGGCTTTGGATACGTCGTACTCTCCGGTTGCTGGGTTAAGAGTGATTTGATCGTCAAGTCTATGCAACCTAGCAGCATTCGCTCCATATGAGATACCTTTTCCGTATGGGTGTAAACCTTGTATAGCGATCTGCTCAGCATTGGCTCGGCCAAAAGCGCCGAGACCATGTCCGTGGGGAATTCTTTGGTTGATGTATAATTTGCCTTCACGTTGGAGATACCTAAATTTTTTCTTCTCAAGGTAAGCAACTGCTTCGGGACCAATCTCTTGATTGATTGTTGCTTTAATATTATAAGTCTTGCTGATATCGTGCTGAGGTCTTCTCGGGGCACGTTCCTGGCGTTCTTCTTGCCTACCACCATTTTGATTAACTGGTGGGTTTCTGTTATTCTGACGGTTCTGGAAATTGGGACGATTTTGGGGACGGTTTTGAACATGGTTCATAAGTTTGTGTGTTGTTTTGTTGTGTTGTAG